GAAATCATACATATTCATATATCTATTAGGATAATTTAACATTTTCTCAATGTTTTTATCAGGAAAATATATTACTTTATCTTTGCTTCTTCTTATATGCTTAGGTCTTAATTTAGCAATATTACTTGCATTTGTATGTATTGCACTTTTTGCAATATCATTATCATATAATCCACCATTCCAATCAGAAAATGATGTATCAGTCTGATTAATTCCTTTTACAAATGATTTATATACTTTATTATTAAACTTACTGAATATCTGTTTAACTAACCCAATATTCTCACCTCCTTTCTAAATCATATTTTGATACTCTGACATCTTATCTTTTAATACTACATATCCAATTATTAAAGTTACTGCTCCATCTATACGCTTACGTGAATCTACTCCTTTAATTGGTTGTATATTACCATTTATGTCAACTTTTATTTCAGTATTAGATAAGCACCATTTATCTATTGTATTATTGTTATATATAACCTTATGAGCCATTAAATCTGCTCTTAATTCTTTCATAGGAGATGATAAAGTAAGTACACCTTGTCTAACTTTAATCATAGCTTCTTTTCCAAATTCATTTTCATATGCTAATAATAAACTATCATCAACATGCCATGGATCGTAACCAATCCAAGGAATATAAATATCATATTCATCTCTTATTTCTTTAAACCACTCTAACATATGATATTTATTAACCTTATTACCAGGACATACCCTTAATAATCCTTGTTTTTCCCATAACTTATAAGGAACCCCGTCAGCTTCCTTGTTATCTTCTAAATTATTAAGTTTTCCTTCTGGAATAAAGTACATTGACATTACATAGATATTTTCATCATTAGGTCTCATACATAATACTTTAGCACTTGCTAAGTCTGTAGTTTCTGCTAAGTCAAAACATCCTATACCATATCTGAATCCCATATCTTTAATATCAAACTTAGTTTCATTATTAAGTTCATCCCAACGTAACCAAGCACTAGAAGAGTTTTCCTTCATGTTAAAATCTTTAACCATTACCGTAGCTTTAAATGTTGGGTCATTCTTAGCTTTATTTACATATTCTCTTAAAGTATCTATTTTCTTTATCGTTCCAAGTCCAGGATTAGCTTTTATCCAACATTCTTCTTTGTCCCATTCATCTTTATCATCTAATTCATAAATAAATGGTAAAAATGTATCATCTATAACTTTATTTTCATCAGTAGAGGTATATCCATCTAATACTTTACAAGCATAATCATATTGAGCATCAAATATAGATTCTCTTACGAATCCATTTGTAGTTATACAAAATAGTAAAGGTTGGTTTCTAGATGACATAGATTGTTTCATTAAGTCATATAAATCTCTATTCTTAATGGCTGCTAACTCATCAATAGTTATCATATGTCCATTAAGTCCATCAAGTCCATTACTATTACTTGCCAATGCTTTTATAAATGATAAAGTAGGATTAAAAAATAAATCTGATTTTCTTTTTCTTATATGTTTACTAAGTAATGGCGATTGTTTAACCATATTGTGAATTTCATTGAAACATTTTTGGGACTGTTCGAGTTTAGTTGCAACACAGTAGTTTTCTGCTGCACCCTCTCCATCTCCTATTAACATATATAAATTAACTGCTGCTAACTCTGTTGTTTTGCCATTTTTTCTGCCTTCTATAGTTAAACTTTCTTTATATTTTCTAAGACCAGTATCTTTATGCACAAATCCAAATATAGCTTGAAACTTAGCTTTTTGAAATAATTCTAGTTTTAAAGTAGTTCCCATATTTCCTTGTGCTTGTTTACAAAATGTTTCTATAAATTCAATAGGCTTAAGACTTAATTCTAAATCAAATATATAATGTCCTTTAGGATTATATAAATCATCAACTAACTTAGCATACACTTGCTTTATTCTATGACAAGCAACTATTTCTCCTGATAGGATTTTCTGATAATACTCTTCTATGTATGTCTTTGTCATTTTTTAATTTTATTCCTATTTAAAAATTCAAGAAGTTCATCAGCTTCTTCTTTTTTAACTTCTACTGGTAAAAGATCTATTAGTTGCTTCATAACATTTGAATAACGTTGAATAAATGTTGTATATATTTTGACTTCGGGTCTTTCTCTATTGAATCTTTGTTCTCCCTGCTCAAATACTTCAGTAAATCCATTCTTTAATAAATTATCTCTTAGTTCTTCTAAAGATACTTTTATAAATGCAGATTCATTTATAAGTCCTTCAAGTACCTTTGATTTTTCTTTAGGGAAATCTTTGTATAATTTCTTAATTCTATTTATTTCTTGTTTAATATTTTTTTCTTTGTCTAAATCCTTCTCAAATTGCTCTTTTAATTGTTCGACTTTGCTTTTCATTATACCCCTCCCTATTTTTCAAAATTTCATGTGGAGGAAAATTAAAGTCCACTCCGACGGTCTCCTATAGGGCCTCCCTAAAATATTTATAGGGGGGCTGTAACAGGAACTAATTCTCCATTCTCATTGAACTTATATTGCTCTTTAGTAGGATTTACTTTCCTATGTATAGCAACATGACAGTTCCTACAAAGCAATACTAGATTATCTTCTCCTAGAGTTATCTCTGGATCATTTATATTCTTAGGACTTAACCATATAATATGATGTACTTCCTCTCCTGGTGCTCCACATTTATTACATAAACCATGATACTTATTGAATATATATTCTCTTGCTTTTGTCCACTGCTTACTCTTGTAGAACTTCCTACTGAATTCTCTAGCCATTAACTCACCTCAATTCAGCTTCATAAAAACAATAAAAATACGCTTATTTTTATACGAACATTGTTTATGTTTCAACGCTTATAGTTTGTATTTAATATCAATAAATTCCTTATTTACCTAGAGAATACGGAATTCTTTTTTTATGTTTTCTTCTATTATAGTAAAATTAAAAAACTACCCTTAATTCTTTTAACTTTATTTTTTAGGAATTAATAAGTAAAAATAAAAAAATTTACAGAAAATCATCTAATGATTTACTATAAGTATCATATTTTAATCGTTCTAAATCTAAATATAATTTAGTCTCTTCTATACTAGAATGGCCTAACATTTCCTTAACTGCGATTATGTCATATCCACTTTCAACATATATCTTGTATGCATATGTCTTTCTCATACAATGAGCTGTTGTATAATATAATCCTAAATATTCTCCTGCTTTTTTTAAGAT